AGAGGCAACCAAGAAGTTCTTGGATCGTGCGCGACCTAACCAGCAGATGCTCAAGCGACTGTATGATCACTTCAAGGAGAGCTTCGCAGATGCCATGCGTGAAAAAGATAACGAGCTGGTAGCTGAGACCATTGAGCCCATCGTGACTGTGGTCAACGTGCTGGCAACCAGCACTGGCAATGCTCGCGCAGTGGCAGACAGCCGCGGTGCTAGCCGCAAGAGCGTGAAGCAGGCCAGCAAGGCCAAGTTCAAGACCGTTGATCTCAACACTGACATGGCCAGCATCAACCCTGCTATGATACCTGGCAGCAGCAAGGCTTTGGTGTATAACAGCAAGAGCCGCAAGGTATATCTGTACGTAGCAGGTGAAGGCGGTCTGAGCATCAAAGGTGCCAAGGTAACTGGCTATGATGAAGCTAAGAGCTTTGCTAAGACGCTGCGCAATCCCAAGCAGATCTTGGGTACTTTGCGCGATGCGGCAACTGCAAAACGTGTAGATGTGGTCATGGGAGACTACATCAAGGGTAAGAAGCATCCGGTAAACGGACGGCTCAACAAGGACACCTTGGTAATCAAGGTGTTCCGTTAAGTTGACAACGGCGCTGCTAGGAAGCTAAATATACATGCCAATGATGAAGATGGCTACGGTCGTAGCTCTCTGTTTAGCATGCGCAGGCTGCGAGACAGTGAGTGCCGGGGGTGCGAATTACAGCAACGCACCACTGGTTCAGCTTACAGCTGACAAGGCCAAGGAACATAATGTGCCAAGCTCCCTGGCAGTCGCTGTGGTAACGTATGAGAGTAATTGGGACGCAACTGCTTTAAGTCAAGGCAACTATGGTCTGGGACAGATCAAGTGTGGCACGGCTAAAGGCATAGGTTTTGACGGCAAATGCTCCGCATTGCTGAAACCAGAAGTGAATCTTGAATACAGCATGGCATATCTTCGCATGGCTTTGAACGAAGCTAATGGCGATGAATGTGCTGCGTTGACGCTGTACAATCAGGGTCTTGGCACCAGCGTGCACAAGAAACCCAGCCGTTATTGCCGTAATGTGATGAAGATTATGAAAGGCGATTAACCGCCTAAGATAAATATCATTGGAGATCAATGATATGGCTACGTCCACAGTACCAGTACCACCAGCTACGCAGACATCACCTCTACAACAGCAGATCATAGATGAGGTGCAATACATGCTGGGCGGCGGCATGGTTGATATTGAACTTGATCCTGGACACTATAATACAGCACTCACCCTAGCTTTTGACAGATACAGGCAACGCAGTGGTAATGCTGATGAAGAAAGCTATCTATTTCTGCTGCTACAGAATGACGTATCGGATTACTATCTGCCTGATAACGTGGTTTCAGTGCGTCAGCTATTCCGCAGAGGACTTGGTGGTATCACAGGCGGAACGCAGATTGATCCGTTCAGTTTAGCATACACTAACCTTTACCTATTGCAGGCAGGCGCAGGCGGCGGTTACAGCGCTGGTCTCTTGACCTATGAACTGTTCTATGAATATCTGGACCAAGCAGGACGCATGTTTGGTCGCGATATCAATTATACATTTGATACAGTTACTAAGAAACTCAGCATTGTGCGCAGGCCAGCTGGCAATGAACAGATATTGATCTGGGCATACATGTACAGAGCCAACGACACCATACTGCAGGATCCGTTTGCTCGTCCATGGATCAGAGATTATACCCTCGCCTGGTCGCAGCGCATGCTCGGCGAAGCTTACAGCAAGTATAACACGCTAGCAGGTCCACAAGGCGGCACTACTCTAAAAGGCCAGCAGCTGATAGAAGAAAGCAAGGCTATGCTGGAGCGGTTGGAAAAGGACATCGATCTCTACATAGACAATGCCATGCCGTTGGGCGTTATAATAGGTTAATCTTGCCAGAGCGCTTTCAAAGCCATCTTACCGGCATTGGTCAGTTTGTCTTGTCCTAAGATCGTATAAACGCCGCTGGGCGTTGGTACTGAGTCAGCTCTCGACCATTGTTGTTTCCATTGCCACCAACTCTCGCTTTTCATATCAAAAAGATATAGCTCGCATAAGTCCCAGGGTTCTTGATCATACAAGAATCTGTCAACATACATCTGTGCTGCCCATGCTACGTCGGTGTTGATCTTAAGCAGGCTTGCGTCTTGTGTGAACAAGCCTATCAGATAGATCTGATGGCTGACTCTCGCCAGGAAGCTGTCCCTACGGAGAGCATTGTCGGTGTTTAGTTGTCGGCGAGGCCACGAGCGATGCATGCTTTTGTTGGCACGCATGAGATAGCGATTGGCTTCTTTGAGATGATCTAGATCAAGTTCGTAGGAGTTGCTGCGATCATCAGCTATGCCCGAGCCGGGATAGGTCAATGTGTTGACCGCATGCCCGGTTGCTCGGGCCAAATCTGCCGCTAGTGAGTTGGTAATGCTTTCTCCACCATCGCACAGCATAATAGAAGTATCGTCGGCCATTGATGTCTCTCTGAATAAACTATTTAACTAGCCAGCTAGCGCTGTAACAGCATCTGCTAGCTGTGCCATGGTTCCGTTGTTTTCTATAACATCATCAAATGTGCTCAATGCCCATGCCCATTCGCTGGCGTGTATGCCATCTGGTATGATATGATGTGATTGATACTTCTGAAACCATTCTGGATCTTCGCCGCGCTTGACATGCCAGACCTTACCTCCGTTGCGTTTGATCATCTCGATCTCGTTTGGAAATCTAGTGTCTGGTATCACGTAATTGCGAGATGTGTCCCTGAGTTTGTTTTCAATGCTGGCAACCCAGATATCGTCGTGGAATCCCTTGCGCAATACCTCTGTGCCCCAATACTGTAACACCCAACGAGGTGTGAGATCCGGCTTGCTCAAACGCTTTGCCCACCACGGGTCTACTTGTTCGCGCCATTCTCGGCTTTCTGTTGTATCGCCTTCGAGCAGGTTTCTAGGCCAACCAAAAACCGCTGCTACAGCATCTTTAAGGCTGTCAGCGAAACTGACCTTGATAAAACCGTGCTCTGTCTCAAGCATATCAGCGACAGTGCCTTTTCCGCTGCCAATCAGTCCGCAGATTCCGATTATCATGTAGAACTCCTTAAACTTAATGATAAGACAGATTTCATTATCAATCAAGCCGATGTTTGAGGTTTGACTCTCGACAAAACCGATAATTTTATCGGGGTGCTGATAAATAGATCAGCACACATCCCCAATGGAGAGGTTCGAATATGGCCACCTTAGTATCCCCAGGCGTAAGCGTTACGGTAACAGACGAAAGTGTCTATGCCAGCGCTGGAACCGGAACAGTACCCCTGATAATGATCGCAACCGCAGCTAACAAGTTAGCGCCGGGTAGCACAACCACTTACGCACCAGGTACGTTGGCAGCGAACGCTGACAAACTGTACCTCATCAGCAGCCAACGAGACCTGCTGCAGACGTTTGGTACACCGACTTTTTATAGCATAGCAGGTACACCGGACTATGGTAACCAACTAAACGAGCTTGGATTGTTCACAGCATATCAATATCTTGGTATAGCAAATACCGCATATGTGTTGCGTGCTGATATTGATCTTGGACAGCTTGTCCCAAGCACCACTGAGCCTTCGGGATCTCCTACTGTGGGCCAATATTGGTTGAACTCGCAGACGTCAACTTGGGGAATATTTGCCAGCAATGGTAACGTGAACAGTGCTAATGCTTGGACGGCTAATACACCAATAGTTTTGAATGATTCAACCCATCTGGAGATAATTGTACAGAGTGGATTCATCGCAACCAGTGCCAGCGCTGCTGTGATCACTCAGAATGCTAATTTGGTCATCAATGGTGTAACTGTTGCTCTAACCAACGGTATGAGCCTCAGCACTGTGGCGAGCACGATCAACAGCACTACTGCTGTAACGCAAGCTGGCATAACTGCTATCATATATGCTCGCACTGGTAAACCAGATGTAACCGTAGCTGAAATCGATGACATGTATTATCTGCGCTTGAAGGGCACAGATATCAACACCGAGATTGATCTCATAAACAGCAACAGCTACATCCTCACAGATCTCGGATTTACCACTCCGGAGCCAACCAACGTTATCCTGCCTGCCTACGGCTACGGAGCAGTTGGCAATTACGTAGTCGATGCCTACAGCACCGATCCTGTCAGCGGATTGGTTGAGAACAAGGTATGGCAAAAGATCGAACAGACCACCCTAGATGGTACAACTGCTGGTTGGTGGTTCAACGTTGGTACGACCAACAGCACATATCCAGGTTGGGGCTGGCGCGAAGCTGCTCCTCGTGTTATCACTGGTACTGTGGCTAATCCTACGTTCACAGTAAGCAATCAGTGCACCATCGGCATTGGCGATTCGATCCCAGTAACCATAACTGTTTCTGGAACATCGCTGTCATCGTTCGTATCAAGCATCAACGCAGTGCTAGACGCAAACAGCTTCAATGCCTATGCCAGCATTGCTACTAGCGGTTCTAGTAACTACTTGGTCATAACAAACTATGACGGTACAGATACAGCGTTTGCTGATATCACCACAGAAAGTGATACTACTCATCCTTGGCAGGATGCCGGTATGCCTGTGACACAGACCTATTACGGTGCTGTCACTGGTACAACTGCTAACCCAACATTTGTCGCAGCTACTACCTATGTTGCTGCTGCGGTCACTGTTGCCCCAGGTGCTGGATATGTTCCTGGTGACAGCTTGAACGTGGTTGGTGGTACTCATACAGTTGTTGGCGTTCTCAGCGTAGCATCCGTGAAAGCTGTGACAGCTACTATATCTGGTGGCGGTTCAGGCGGTTCTGGCTATTCAATCAATGACACCCTCACTTTCTCAGGCGGTAATTACACCAGCCCAGTTGTGCTCACGGTCACAGGTGTCTCTGGCGGCGCTATCACATCGGTTAGCATCACGTCAGCAGGACAGTTGACCAGCAGCGTTCCTAGCAATCCTGTAACACCAACTTCAACCAGCGGTAGCGGTATCAACGCTTCTATAGTGCTAGGATGGGGTGTGAACACAGTAACCATTGGCAACGCTGGTGCTTACACAGTGAACCCAACCAATCCAGTTAGCGTAACTGGTGGTAGCGGTACTGGTGCTACATTCAATCTCACCATGGGATTCTTGACGTCAAACACGTTTAGCATTGACCCTGGTACTGGTAACCCAGTTACGATCCATGTTCCGGCCAGCCCTAACAATACGCTAGCAGGTGTGGTAGCAGCTATAAACGCTGCGTTCCCATCGGGTCCGATCGTAGCATCTATCGCTACTGGCAACTATCTAACCATCACAAACACCAATAACACGCAGTTTGTGGTTAAGGATATCAGCGGTACACCTCTTAACAGCGCAGGTATACAGAATGGGTACGTGTTTGGTCGCCAATTGGTTTATCAAGGTTATTATCCATCACTAACAGTGCCTAGCACACTGGCGCAGACAGCTGCTACCAACGTATGGATCAATACCACAAGCCAGGATCGCGGTACCAATCTAGTTGTCAGCAAGTACAATGGTTCATTGTGGGTACAAGAAAACATTGCGCCTAACACTGGTACGATACCTCTGTACAGCAGCGACGCAGTTGCTAACGCAGCATTTGGTGCTTTGCGTACCATCGGTACCATATATGGACGATACAACTACAACGGCAGCAGCCCGGCTATCGCTACACTTGTTCTGTATCAATGGGATGGTTCAAGCTGGCAGCCTCTGAGCTATACTCCTAGTGCATCAGCACCAGTTGGACCTCCAGCTAATGGCACGCTATGGTACAACACCTATCTACAGGTTGATATCATGGTTGGCAATGGCCAGATATGGCAGGGTTATAAGAATGCTTACCCTGCTACCGATCCAAATGGACCTATCATCGACGGTAGCATGCCTACTACTCAAAGCGATGGAACACCATTGGTTACCAATGATATCTGGGTAGACAGCAGTGCTACACCATATCCGGTATTGTATCGTTATGATGCTACTAGCAGCTCGTTCTCGCTGATTGACACCACCAACCATACAAGTCCATCGGGTATCATATTCACAGATGCTCGTTACAACAATAATGGTTATATAGATGGCAGCCAGGCACCAAGCGCTATGGTTGTAAGCAACTATGTTGACAGTGACGCACCTAACGCAGAACTTTATCCTGCAGGTATGCTGCTGTTCAACACACGTTACAGCACCTACAACGTCAAGCAGTATTATGTCAATTACTTCCCTAACTTGAGCGCACCCTATGATTCAAATTGCTGGGTTACTGCAAGCGGAAATCGTCCAGATGGCACTCCGTA